ATTCTTATTTTAATTCTTAGTGTTTAAGTAAATCATTTATTACTTTATCGTATAATCTACTGCTATTTGTATTACCAGCTCCAGTAAATCCTTTTTCCTTTTGTAAATAAGCAATTACTTTATTTCTTAAAATTCTTTCAACATCGTTATTTTGAATCATTTTTTTAACAGCTGCTTTAACATCATCCATTTCAGGAAATTCATTACCATTAGCATCTCTTGCTTCGTTTACTTCTTGCTTACTTTCATCAACTACATCATACCCAGTAGTTGCTGCTAATCTTTTTGCAGTTTTTTTAGCTTGTGCAGGATTTTTACTAAATGCCGCTGGTGTGTTGTATCCACCCACCGCTCCAGTTCCTGTCATTTCGCTAGTGTTTTCTTTTTTCTCACTTTTACCATTCCAAGCTTTATCAACTTTATTAAAAAATGCTTTCTTTTCTTCATCAGACATATCATTGATGCTTTTACCAGCTTTTTCTAATGCTTTAGCGAAAAAAGCCTGATACTCAGACTCTTCTACCATTACCTCTTTAACTAATTCTTTTAGTCTTGATTTTGTAATTGATGTGTTCATATTATAATGTTCTTATTTTTTCTGAAAGGTTCATTAATCTTTCTTTGATTTTACCTAAACTCTTATGAGTTCTCTTATAGTAATCTTCTTTCTTAACTCCGTTTTCAGTTTTTAATTTAGAATACCAGTTAACAAATTTTTCAACTTCACCCAATTGTTGTTTGATGCTTGATACACCCTTACCAATTTTAGCTCTAGCAGAACCATCTTCATTTTTAATTGCTAACCATCTATTTTCTGCTAAATGTAAATCTCTATCAGCCACTTCCATACCACTTATATCAGCTATTTCAGTATCTTTAATATCTTTAGCTGCAGTTGGTTTTTCTTTTTCTTGTTTAAGTTTTAATATAGCTGCTTCCTCTAATTTAATTTCATTAACTATATTTTTGATAATTTCTTTTAAATTATTTTCCATTTACTTTTGATTTTAATTCTTTGATTAACTCATAAGAAAGCATTATAGATGAAACTTGATTATCAGATACAGTTTTACCCATTTTCATTTTCTCTAAAACAGAAATAGTTTCAGTTAATTTAATAGTAGTAACTTTATCTTCAATTTTAGATTTAATTGATTTTAATTCCTTTACAATTTTTGGAAGTTCTACCGATAAATAATCTTTAAATTTAGATGTATTTGAAATATTATTTATATATTCTTTTAATAAATTTTTTTGATTTGCATCTAAATTTGTATATTTTTTATTAAAAGTTTCAACAAGTATCTTATAAGTTAATAATCTTAAATCCTTATCTTGTTGTTTATAAGATTCAATTAATTTAGTATCCTCTAATTTGTTAGTTTTAGCTAAAGTAGGTCTAGAGATAATATTCTCAATAAGGGTTACTTTAGAATTAAAAATATCTTTAATATCGTAATTTTCTGATTTTTTAGCTTCAAATACTTTATATATGGAAGCTAAAACTTTGTAGTTTGTTATAGGAGAAGAAAGGAATTGTTCTAATTCAAACTTTTCATTGATTTGCTTGATTAAATTATACTTTTCTTTTGAAAGCTTTCCTTCATTTAATTTAGAATGTGCTTGAGATACAGTTTCTACAAACATCTCAGCTTTGCTTTCTGAATTATACTTTTCTTTTAATAATAAATCATAAAGACGTAATTCTTTATTTAATTCAGTGCCTGCTGCAAAGAATTCTTTTACTATGTTTTTAGCGTTTTCAGTTTTGTCTCCGTTAAGTACTTCCAATGTTATTTGTCTTACTAAAAGCTCAAATAACACTCCCGTATTTTTAACTTTGGAATGTTTTATTTTTTTCATTTAATTACCCTATAATTTAACCTATGTCCATAAACTAACACATATAAATATAAACTTTTTAATGTTTATTAAAATTTGGTGTCATCTAATATATTTTTTTCATCTAAAAGGCTAGATTTTTCGTTTTTTTCACTTAAAATCTTTCTTTTTGCTGAAATTCCGTTTATATATTCTTGTGCCAGTCTTTTACTTGATTCCATTCTCTTCTCTCTTTTTCTATCTGCCTCATTTTCTTTGTTACCCAGTGGGTCTCTACCTAACGGATGTTTATCCTTTCCATAAGTATTTCCCTCCTTTGGTCTACCACCTTGATTATCTACAATTTCTTGTTTCATTTTTTCAATTTCCTCCTCAACATTTTGTTGTTGTGGTGGGTTGGCAGGGTCTTGTCCTTGCTGTTCAATTGAAGTATATCTAAATCTATCTTTAAGGTCTAATATTAACTTAGCTCTTTCAGTATCAATCTCATCTTCACTCATAGTAAATACATTATGATATACCCAATCCGTAGATAGCATATTCATTGATTTCATATCAGTTGCTAATCTAACCTTTTCACTCCATAGGTTTACTTTCTCTTGCTCATAGATTGTAGATGCGTTAGTAAGATTTAATTCAAAATTAGTCATTTCAGAATCCTCTATACCATGTGCAGCAAGGTGTACAATTGCTATTTTAGTTAATTCACTAACAACTGTTCTTTGTATTCTTTCAATAGTTCTAGCAAAACGAACATCTTGTGCTGCAAGAGTTGCTTTACCACTAATACCTTCTTCATATCCTAAAAATGCTTTAGGTATTTTAAGTGCTGCAAATAACTTAGCTTTTAAATAATCTATATCTTCGATTGCTGCATATTCTAATCCAGCTAAATTTTCAATTGATGTACCACTATCCCCACCTCTAACCGGTAGGAAGAAATCTTCAGTTAAATTCTGAACATTGTATTTTAAATTGTAATCACCAGTATCTTTATTAACAAATGGCGTTTTCTTCATTTTGTTAATAATCTTTTGCATATAGTTATCAACTTCCGTAGGGTTGATATTACCAATATCTATTTTAAAGATTCTTTTTTCAGGTGCTCTCATAATTCTATGAATCATCATAGCATCTTCCATTAAAGATATTTGTTTCCAAACTCTACGAGCTCCTTCAATCATAGCCTTACCATAAGGAAGGAAGTTTGTATCTGATAATAAACGAAAGTGAGCCATTTCATAGTTCTCATATTCTTTTTTACCAAATCTATCTATTTCAGTTCTAAACTTAACATAATTTTGATTGTTAGGGTCAGTACCTTCCAATCTTTCAGTATTATATACAGAATATGGCATTACATTAATAATACCTTTACCTTCTGCAATTTCTAATGCTAAAAAGAAATCACCATATTTAACCAAATTTCTAACCCAAGGCCATAAATTAAATTCAACATTCATTACATCATAAAAAAGATTATGAAGTAATGCATTTACATTTTCATTTTTTGAACGAATGTTTAATACATCACCATATTCATTTTTTGTAGTAGATTCATCAGCGTATATATCCAATGCTGATGCTAAAATTGGGTCATTATCCATAGCATCGTAATCTCTAAAAAGTTCTCTACGAACTTGATGATATGCCATTGATTGTGCACCAGTCTGAGTTTCATAATAAGACCTTTGTAACTTTGTATATCTATCTCTAAGATTTACGAAGTTTGTATTCATTTGACGGTCATCAGTATCAACAACTTTTCTTTTACCGTCTTTATCAACGGTAACAATTGCACTGGTTGAGAATAATTTCTTTAACCTACCAAAAAAACTTCTATCGTCTTGTTCTTGCTCTGCCATAATTTATTATTAATTTCTACAAAACCCTATTTTGACATTATATAACATAAATATCGTAAAATATCAAAATCCTATAACCATTGAGATAAATCTTCAAAATCATCACCAACTTTCATTTGCCAAGGATTATCTTCCATTCCACTACCACCACCATATATTCCATTATATGTGTGAGAAGTAATTCCACCAACAGCACTTTTAGTTAAATCAATACCTTCTTGTCTTAAACGAAGTGCAGTATCTCTAATCCATAATCCAATTGAAAATGCCATTACTAAGTCATCATTATAACCCTTCATAGCCTCAGCTCTGCCATTCATATAGATAAATGTAAATAATTCATCTATCAAACGTGTAGAACGAACTATTACGGATTTTTCTCTAAAATAATCGGTTAATTTAGATATAATCAATGGTCTAGTCTTAGAAGTGGTTGA